CGCGTGTTTTTTTTTTTTTTTTTTTACGGGGGTTTATGTCGGTAGTAGGGAGTTCCTAGTGGAGGCAACTTCCTGCTTCGATGAGGAAATGATCGAGAGGCCAGTACTTGTCTTGGATATCTTGATTCCGGACGGAAGGTCGGAGCAAGCGACAGATAACTGAAGTCTGCGATGGGAAGTGAGTCAAATCAATATCGGTTGAGGAGAGGAGGGACACTTCAGGCGGGAACATCTTGTCGAATGTGCGCTTGTGTGTTTCATAACCGAGTGACTGTAGTTCACTGAATATGTGTTCGCAAATTGGTCGGAGACGGGGATCACCTGCGGATGCAAAGTAGATTCCTATCGCACGAGCCATTAGGCGGGGCGGGCTGTCTCGTAGGCTGCGGGGGTGGAGCAGCTGGGCGAGTAGCTGTTGAGGATCACGGATTGGATAGCCATTGTAGTTCTCGTAACTGAGAACAGTGGCACCAGTGATTCCTAAAGATACACCACACTTGTCAGGACTGAGTCTAGAATTGAATCTGCGCTTCGCTTCTTCAGAGAAGGCTTGGAGGAAATCAGCCCATTGTGAAATGGGTAGCATCTGGAGTAGACCGAATAGAACGTCATCTCCCATGAGCTTGATGAAGTGGTCACTTGTAACAGTGAAACCTAAAGCTAAGAGGATTGTGACGGTCATGACAGCATTGTAGAATGAATCGTAGAACTGAGTACAAAAAATACCGGATGGCATTCCTGCAAAGAGTTTCTTGATAAGACGTCCTAGTGGAGAGACACAGATCGTGTTCTCGTAGGCGTGGCCAATGAAGGTCCACAGTCTTTCGATCCTGCTGGGTGAGGTCTGGGCCGATGGGTAGGTACGGGTGGGATGGTATCTTCCACAAAAGCAGAAGTATGTTTTGACTTTAGCACGGATGTCGCGCCAGACAGAATAGTAAAAGTACATGTCGAACTCAGACCAGTCAAGGTTGAAGACAGGTTTGAATGATTGGTACTTGCGGACGTACTCGTCGTTAAGTCGGGACCAGCCACCATTGAGGGTTTCGTATCCCCAAAGGAGAGGGTGATTCTTCTCGACGTGATAGTGAGAGAACAAGGGCCACATGAACATGGCTTCGATGAAGATCAAACACTTAGAAACACCGAATACTGATCTTACCTTTTCAGGTTTGTCAATAGTTGTGAGGGCGGGTTTCTGATGCATCGTTGTGTAGTGGAGCGGGACATGGAGTCCTTCTTTGATGCGATGAGTGTAGTTTCTGCAGTAGATAAAAATCTCTTGATAGCAGTTGTGAAATGACATTCGAGCGTTGGAAATGAATCCTAGTTCTTTGGCGACTTGGAGCTTTCGCTTAAGGTCGGGGTCGGAGGAGAATGGCTGTTCAGCGTTGGTTGAAAGGTTCCAGGGATACCAGCGGAGGTCGGTGAAGTGGACAGGATGGATGAGGTTCTTGGGCCTAAACCATTCGGTAACAATGTCGAGGGCTTGGTAGTAGTGATCGTCCTTGATGACGTCAAATTCTTGGACATCGTAACGGTTGAAAAATGATTCAGCAGCAGCGGGGTCGGATTTGGCACGTCTATAGCCGTATAGTACGTTTTGGATGAGGGTCAGAGGAAAGAGGCACGCGTAAGTGCAAATGGTAGTGAATACAAGGTTGTAGCATTCATAAAACCAATCGTTGGTTCTGACAAAAACGGACGGGTGAGCGGGTGGAGGTTGATCGGGGTCTGGAGAGCACTCCTGAAAGTTGGATTTGGGGTTCAGGTTGAGCTGGGACAGGGTAGATGTGATGGCATCTATTTCGAGGTCCATATGTGAAAGACGGTCTATGGAGATCGTAGAACTTTTTCGCGCTTCAAAACTTAGCTGACTTTGACTTTCAATCTTGGGCAGACAATGGTTGTTCTTGAGCCTTCGCGATAAGAGCGGTTAGTTAGAGAGACTATGCTTTCTG